TGGAGGATCTAATCCTAATACAGCACCTGTTATTTTAAATCCAACTCTTGCAACTTACATATCAGGATCACTTGGACCATTCTTATCGCCATTCTTCCCCTTTGGAACAAAAGAGAGTGGTGATAGGTTGCAAGGTAGAACTTGGGAGATGGTATGGGAGAATGTTGAGTTTCCAATTGCTGGAGACTATAAGATGGAAATTGAGGGAGATGATATTGTAGAGGTTTACATAGGTGAGAATTTGAGTGATAGTTTTGGTCAGGAGGGTTATAAACTTATCGGTCAAACAGCAACCTTTAGGGGAGTTGAGGTCTTTAATTTTAATATTGCAAAATCTGGAAAACGTGATATCAAAATAATGCTACAGAATGTCAAAATACCTGGAACTACTTTTGGGCAGGGAAATCCAACCAACGTTGCTTGTAAGATTACTTGTGAAGTTCCCGTAGAAGTTGCAGACACAAGATCATGGTTGATCAATCCTGTTGGTATCAGTGCAGTTCTTCTTGCTCCTCCTTGTAAGAGAATTGTTGGTGGTGGTGGAACAGTAACTGAAGTTAATATTGTTGAACCAGGAAATACATATCCACCACCACCTCCTGGAGGCATACCAAGTCAGGTTATTCTTACTGGAATTGGTATTGGTAAAGCTGGTCTTGGTTTTACTACTGGAGATCAGGTCTGTATTATTAGGGAAGATGGAACAAAGGATTGTTATTCACCTGAGATTGGTGCGTTTGGAGAGATTACTGGTGTCCCAATTAATCCTACACCAATAACACGTACTCCAGTAGTTACCAGTCGCATTCCATTCGTACCTACTTTCAAAACTCAGGTACGTATTGATACGCCAGAGGTTGATCCAGAGACTGTCATTCAGGTTACTGACCTTGCTGGTCTCAAGCAGACTGGATATGTTGAGGGTCGTCCATATTATGGAGAGGTCTTCTTTAAGGATGGCACTCCTTTTGCTGGAAGATACGAAACTGCTGGAAGACTTATCCAAGTCTATGCTACTCTTCAGGAGAGCATTGATGCTGAAGTCACCACTAGACCTTCTGCAATTCAGAGATCTGGTACTGACGTTAACAGCAACAATCCTAGACTTAACATTCCAGGAACTCCAGATAATCTGGCTTAAATAGTTACTACTGAATAAGATAGATGTCAATTAGATCCAATACGGGTAATAGTAGAGCGGGAAAAGGTTCTGAAACCGCTAAAGCCAATTACACTGCCATTGAATATGGAAATGATCATGGATCTATTTCTTTTGGTAAGGTCCATAAGAAAGGTGATGTAACATCTTCTGTGATGTTACAAGGTAAAGATGGTCGGCATCGATTCTATATGGATCATGACGGACAGAGACCAGGATATACAACTTTAACAAGTCCTGGAACTTTTGCTGTCAAGTGCGGAATGGATCTTGACACCGAGCAAGATGGTATTTTCCTCAACGCAGAGAATGGTGATATTGACATTATTGCCAGTAATGGTAAAATAAGAATGGTTGCTGATGATATTGAATTAGTTGCTGTTGGTTCTCTGGAACAAGGAAATATTAAACTAAATGCTAGTGAGTCTATTTCATTAGATTCTAAAAAAATAGTATCCACTGCAAAAAACCTTCTTAGATTATCAACACCAAATACACTTGAAATTGTCGCAAACGGACAGATGAAAATGATCGCTGCGGTTATGAGAACAGCTACCGATGCATGTTCTCTTAAAGATGACAAATATGGTCATCAATATCATCATAAAAATAACTTTAAACTTGCATAAAGATGTCACTTTTCTCAGACGATCAAAATATTGGTGGACAACTAAAGATTGGTGAAGGTATCGTCCCTGCTATTGGAGAGGGTATAACAAAAGTAAATGGGTCAATGTATGCGGAGGGACCTGCTGTCTTTGGTGGTAGCACAGAGTTTATCACTCCTTATGCAACCGTTTGTATTGGTGCATATAAAAACTCTGATGACTCCCCTGTCTCCGCTGTTGCAGGAATTTGTCCAGGTATTCTTCTTCCGAGAGGTAATCATAGTCCATATTCTCTTGCAGTATCTGGACCAAGTGCTTTTCTTGGAGTTGTAGATACTAATGATAATGTTCATGTTGGTGGAGATCTAATTGCTCAAGGACATGTGATGTCCAACAACGGTGGACATATCCTTGCTGCAAAGAAAAACTTTGATATTCCACACCCAACTAGGGATGGATATCGATTACGTCACACTTGTCCAGAAGGACCGTCTAATGATGTCTACTGCAGAGGTAAAGTAATTAACAAAAAAGAAATTTTGTTACCTACATATTGGAAAGGATTGGTTGATTGGACAACAATCACTGTAAACCTTACTCCAATTGGAGCACATCAAAATGTAATTGTGAAGAGAGTTGATGAAGAGAAGGTATATCTCCAATCTAACGGAGGTGTTCCGATTAACTGTTACTACCACATCTTTGCCGAAAGAGCAGATGGAGAAAGACTCATTCCAGAATATGAAGGTGAGTCCCCAGCAGATTATCCAGGAAACAATGATGAATACTCTGTTTCTGGTTACCACTACGATAAGAGAGGAGAATAATGGCCGCTGAATTTTTAGGACCAGAATTTAATTGGAAAACTCACTGTGGAGATCAACCAACTTTTGGTAGATTCTCTACAATGTTTGATTATCCAACAAAGGCTATCACTCAAGCAGAAGATTATCCACCAGAGGCATGTCAACCTTGGTTGCATTATAATATGCGACTGGGTAATTTAGCAGTTGATAAAAATATACAGGCTGGTGGTGTTGTAACTGCTCCAAGATTTCAAGGAACCATTAATGTTCAGTCTTGGAAAGGGTTTGACATCAAGCACCCAAATAAACAGAATCATCGTTTGAGACATATTTGTCTGGAAGGTCCTGAAGCAGGAGTATATTTCAGAGGCAGATTAAAAGGAAAAAATACCATCGAACTCCCACCTTATTGGGAAGGATTGATTGATGTTGATAGTATTACGGTAACACTAACTCAAATTGGATCTTCTCAAGATCTAATTGTTGAGAGTATTGATTGGGGTAAAGTTGTCAAAGTAAAATCTGGTAATGGAACTAGTATTGATTGTTATTATGTAATTCAGGCAGCAAGGATTGATGGAGAACCTCTTATTGTTGAGTATGAGGGAGAAACTCCTGCGGAATATCCAGGAGATGATAAACAATTCTCAATCTCTGGTTATGATTATGATGCTCGTGGAGATAAGAGCACAAAGGAGGGTGAGTAATGTCAGAAAATCCATTTCTCAATAATCAGAACACCACTGGTGGTAAAGCTGGATTTGGTGCCTTTGAGTCACTAAGAACAGACAAAGAATATGATGACGAGACACTAAAACCAAATCCTGGAGCTCCATTACCTGCACCAGCTGGTACTGTTCCAGAATTTTTAGATGCTCGTAATAATGTAAATGCTCGCGACTATGAAGGAGAACAACTTCAGAAGTTTAGAGATTTTAAAAAGTCTTCTGAAGCACTGGATGATATTCTTGAGAGAGAATATATTGATCCAATCAATGCGAAGAAGCAGCAAATTGTTACTATAATGACTACGGCGAAAAACGCCATTCCAACTGTCAATCCAGCCACCAATGTAAGATTAATCACATCACCTGCTGCTGCGCCAGATACGGAGGTTGTCTATCCGATCTTAGCAGGTGGCACTGGTCAAGTTGGAATCGAAGAATTTGTTTATGCAACAGCAGCTGGACCTACAGATATCATTGGTGTAAGAGGAGAAATTTTTCCAGATATTTTAGCAGCATATCATTATCCTAATTTGTCTGACAATAATCATGGAGACAGTGACTTACCTTTAGCTGGCGGAGAATTTACTAGAGTATCTAGAACAATCGCCAGATCTAATGAATATTCGACCAATACTTTAGGAATCGGAGAAACTGTTTATCACTCTGGTGATAATGATTATTCAGGTGCTGTGGGGGTAGTGACATCTCAAAGTTCTTTGGGGTATTTTTATTTCTTTGGTGGGTCGGAAGATTCTAATGGCGTTGGTGCAAACATAAACAACGCATCATCAGGTGCTCAGAGTCAGGTTTCTAATTTGATTACTGAAATTAAGGATTTAAGAACTAGTTTACGTATTCGTATTGGTCCTCCTCATACAGGTAGCAGTGCGGGAATCAATACTCTTAGAGAATCTAAGCATCGGGATGAATTAGAAGTGTGGTATGATGAAGCAGGAAATAGAACTAAAAACATTGTCGATTTCCAAGCTGGTATGGATTCTCTTGTTGGAAACGCAACATCGATCTCTCAGTACAACGGTTGACACCGTGCCCTGATTGCCCTATAATAAGCAAGTAATCAAACGAACCCCATGCAAGACGAGTACCTGACCCGTTGTGTCGTTGATCCCGTGAAGCGTAAGTTCTTTCTGTATTCCAATGAGGGAGAAGAGCGTGTCGTGGATTGTGAAACCGTAGAACAATTCATGGCAGTGCTAGAACT